CGGCTACCGCCGCCTGGACTGGGGCTTCAACGTCAACAGCTGCTTTGGCTCCAAGTGCGCGACCTTTGAGGAGAGCCGCCACGTCCTCGCTCAATGGATCCAGCTGGTGCGGGACCGCATCGAGACCCTGGGCGAGATGGTTGCCGAGACCTCCCGGGAGCGCGTAAAGATCGCCAACGAGATCCGCTGCCTGGAGATGGAGCTGAAGCACCAATGCGAACGCCACGATAACTGGACCCCAAAAACGGAGGCGGCCTAAGGCCGCCAGGAGAGAGACATGAGCTGCTACCTGACCGACGCTGAGGCCATCGGCAAGATCGCCCGCTGGGCCGCAGACAACTGCACCAGCGCCTTCAACCCCGCGACCAAGGACTTCACCAAGCTGGGGGGCCAGGCTCCCGAGATCGCCCTGGTCCTCGGCGCCCAGAACGTCGCAAGCTGCGAGGCACGCTACCCGGAGCACGGGCCTGCCGGCGGGTTCCTGGACGACGGCATCACCCCGGCGGATTACGTCGCCGCGTGTTGCCAGCGCGCCCGCTATCGGGGTCACAGCACCAGCCCGGCCGCTGTCTGGCGGATGGTCGCGTCCCTTGAGTACCAGTCTTGCGAGACCGAGGACTGGTTCGACAGCGACGCCTTCTGGATCTGCCGGGCGATCAAGGAGGCCGCTGGGCGTAAGATGGCCGAGGACCTGGTCAGCGTGGAGGCCCGTCAATGGACTTGATCAAGACGCTCGTGAACGAGGAGGACGGCCTGGCCGTCGCCATCTACCAGCTGCCGTCCGGATCCTTCCGGACGGTCTTTGAGGACACCGATGCCGACGGCATCATCGACGTCCGGAGCCACGCCGCGGGTAAGCCCTTGGCCGAAGTCGAGGCCTGGGCGGCCCACGCCCTGGCACTGGAGCCCGCCGACGAACGGTAGTATTGAGATGTACACATCGACACGGAACCGTGTAGAATGGGCACATCTTAGAGAGGAGATACGCCATGCTTTACAAAGATGCTTGCCACCGCTGCGGCGGGACCGGGACCTTCCAGTGGTTCTCCATGGGCCAGGTCGCAGAGGGCACCTGCTTCGCCTGCCTCGGCCGCGGCCACAAGGTCTTCAAGACCAGCCCCGAGGAGCGCGCCAAGAATCGCGCCAAGGCCCAGGCCAAGCGCGAGGCCAAGCTTGCCGTTATCAACGCTGAGCGCGAGGATCGGGCCATCGATGCCGCGAACCGCGGGCACTACACGCTGTACCTTTACAGTCTGGCCCGCGCTTCCCGCGAGGCCGTCAAGCCCCCGAAGGCCCCGGTGCCCACGGGTCGCGTCGAGGTGACCGGCACCGTCATCTCCACCCGTGAGGAGTGGAGCCAGTACGGCACCCAGTTCAAGGCCCTCATCGAGGACGACCGCGGGTTCCGCCTCTGGGGCAACCTGCCCTCCGCGATCTACCGCGCCGAGAAGGGCGATCGCGTCACCTTCGTTGCCGGCCTCACCGCATCGCGCGACGATGAGTTCTTTGGCTTCTGGAAGCGGCCCACGAAGGCCGCTTACCTCGACCAGCAGGAGGCAGCATGACCTACCGCAAACCGCCCTACCAGACGAGCCGCTATCAGGCTCGTCAGCGCCGTAGGGACCAGAACGCCGCCTGGGCAGCTGATGCCCAGGCACGGCTCAAGGCTTTTGAGGCCAAGCAGAAAGAGGAGAAGAACGATGAATGACTCGATCAACATCTGCGAGGAGCGCCAGGGGGATCATGTCTTCTGGCGCGTCACCTTCGATTACTCCCAAAGCGGGATCTACCCGACCCGAGAGGCTGCCTGCCAGGCGGCGCGCGCCATGCTCGACCTGGAGGAAGCCATCGCGGAGATCCGGAGCAGGGGCGAATGAAAACCCTCAAGGAGCAGGCCTGGCAGAAGGCCTACAACGCCGGGCGCACCGCCTACCTGCTGGGGAGCTACGATGACGACAACCCGCACAGCAAGGCCCATCTTTATCTATACTGTGCTTGGTTCGCAGGCTTCTGCGACCAGCACACCGAGGAGGTCGGGCGCGGGAAGCCGCTCCCGAGCCGCTCGGATATGGAGGTGGATCAAGGAGGTGATGCGTGGCCGGCCGCCCAAGGAAATATCCTAAAGGCTACCTGCTAATCCCACCGCGGTTCTTCCGCTGGCGGGAGGCCAGGGGAGAACCGTCTCCCACCGTCCTCGGGATCCAGACCGAATACCTGGTCGTGAGCCGGAACGATGAATGGCTCGGCCACCTCCTGGACGATTGCCACCGATGGAGCGAAGATACGTCAGGGGAGTGTCCCTGGCCGGTCAGGGCGTCCGCGACGAGCACCGCGGACAGCATCTACCGCCAGATCGAGGCGAAACCCAGGTGAGGGGGTCGGAGATGCTTTCTGTGGAGTGGCGAGAAGATTTGGACGGCGACGAGGATGGCGACTTCAGCGCCACCCTCACGATCATCAGCAGCGACCCGGCGCTAATCAGGAAGGCGCGGCGGATGGTGCGGAGCCTGATGGACGACAGCCCGAACCTGACGACGGTGCCGCGGAGGGCCGACGGTGATGAATAACGTAGAAGCCTATTGCGTCGTCGCGGCGATGCTCCTGGGGGCCATCATCTTGCTCCCAGGGCTCATCCTGGCCGCGCCCTTCTTCGCCATCGGGCTATGGATCCTGGGGCGTTCCGAGCGCGACTAAGCGGCGCATGAGGCTGTTCGCTGCCCGGTTCAAGTCGATCTCATTCTGCACGATAAAGACGTCGCTCAGGCTTCTGGTGCCGTCGCTCATGGTCAAGCTGACGGCGTGCTCGCCGTAGCCAGGCGTTGGCTCAACCCGCACGTCGTGGTAGTTCGCCAGCTTCCTCATCGTTTCCGGCCATTGCTTGGACATGCTCTCTCTCCTTCTCAAAGCCGATCGGCGGGGGCCCGTTGTGCCGGACGACCAGCTCGCACCATAGAATGAAATCGTTGTCGCCCAGGCTGCCGCGCATATAGTTCAGCTGCGAACAGATCAGGCGGATGTTGCCTTTCACATACCCCCGAGCGTTGTCGATCCGGTCGACGCTCACGTTCCGCCCGAGGCCATAGCCGCTGGCGATGTCTTCCCGGGTGGCGATCTGCCAGGTCATAGGCAGCCCGGTCAAAGCGCAGCGCCCGCGCTGCTTCTCCCACAGCTTCATCAGGTAGGGGATGCCGGCGGGCCCGACCAGGGACTTCTGCACATAGGCCCCGCGGCGCCTGCGCACCTGGCACAGCTTGCTCCACCGATAGCCCAGGAAGCGCTCCGGGGTCGGATCTTCGGAGTGCAGGCGCTTCTTGCGCTTGAACTCGCAAGGCTTGCAGACGCGCCTGTAGAGCCCCTTTCTCTTGTCCTGATAAAAGTGGTCGAGCGGGAACTTTTGCTTGCATTCGACGCACAAACGAAGCTCTGGCAATGGATCCCCCTGACCCTTTGCCCCGCGTAAGCCCGTGATTTAACACACGAATGTGACGCCGTGGTCACAGCTAGAAAGGTATTTCTTCTTCCCACTTATCGCAAGCCCCTATCATCGCCGCGAAATCCTCGGGCGGGTCCTGGTCGAAGACCGAGCAGTGCCCGTCCTGGTCGTAAAATTCGCAAGTGTGGCAGCACGCCGGTGCGTGCCGGTGCTTCGCCTCGCGCCAGTGCTTCACGTCCTCGGGTTCTGCAAATCTCAAGGCCAGTGCCTCCTCTCTGATCCAAGTGTTTGCGGCGCGGCGGCCGGCGTTCTCTCGCTTCACAGGAGCCGGCTCAGCGGCTTCCCCAGCCTCCCAGGCCTGGGCCCAGCCACGCATAAGCGCGCCGCGCACGGGGCCCGGGAAGCCGTCCACGATGATCCTGACGTATCGCTTGTCGTCACGATGCGACAGCAAGCTCTTCCATGTCCGCATCCCAGATCCTCCGCTTCACTTCAAAAAACTTCCCGCTCTTCACGAACTCGATGCGCTGCGGTGGCTTGCTGCCGTTCATCTCCACGCACAGGTCGTCGAGGTCGTGGATCGCGCCCAGGTAAGCGCCCGAGCGCTCGGCGATCTGGGTCAGGAGGCTCCAGGCCTTGTCCCGTGCGTAGCCCTCGTGCAGCACGGGCAGGTACTCGGTGACGGCCTGGTCGGACAGGTTCTCCCCGTAGTAGCTGACCTTGACCATCTCCTTCCCCGAGGCCTTGCTGATGTGCCGGCGCCAGACCCAACCACGCAGCTTCCGCTGCTTACGCCCGGCGCCCATGATGTCCTCGTCGCCCAAGGCCCAGTTCGGGTCCTTCTCCTCGCGCTCTTTCTCCGGGTACTCGTAGCCGCAGTGCGGGCAGACCTTACTCGCCGCGCCCATGATCTCATCGCACTCGGGGCAGGTCTTCGTGGGCTTCCCGCCACCGCCTTGTCTGTTCGGCTCCACGGCCGTGATCGGCCCGTGGTTCGCGACGTTGCCGGCGAAGTCCAGGACCAGGCAGTCCTCCTTGCCCTCGGCCACGCGCATCCCGCGGCCCACCATCTGCACATAGAGCGTGGGCGACATGGTCGGGCGCAGGAGGGCGACGATGTCGACCCCGGGGGCATCGAAGCCGGTGGTCAGGACGTTGGCGTTGGTCACGAAGCGCAGCTCGCCACTGCGGAAGAGCTCGATGATCCTCGCCCGGGTCTCCGGCGGGGTCGTGCCCACGATCGTGCCCACGCGCTGCCCGAGCTCGTTGAACATGTCGGCGACGCTGTGGGCGTGCTCGACCCCGGCGCAGAAGACGATGACCGACTTCCGGCCCGTGGCGTCGGCGATCTTGAGGATCTCCCGCACGGCCTCGTAGTTGTTCAGGTCGGTGTTGACCCGGGCCTCCAGCTCCTTGCTGTTGTATTCCCCGGCGGTCTTCTTCACCCCGGTGACGTCCAGCTTGAGCTCGGTGGCCTTGCTCCGGAGCGGGGCCAGGTACCCGTCACGCACCAGGCCCTCGATCGTCGTCGGCCGGAGGATGTCGTCGAAGAGCGCGTCCTTGCCCTCGGTCAGATAGCCCTGGCCTAAGCGGTAGGGCGTCGCCGTGAGCCCGATCACGCGCAGTGCCGGGTTGATCTCAGCCAGGGCGCCCAGGAGCTTCCTGTAGCCGCCCTGGCGGGCGTTGTTGATCAGGTGGCACTCGTCGATCACCACGAGGTCGACATGCCCCAGGTCGTCCGCACGGTCGCGCACGGACTGGATCCCGGCGAAGGTGATCGCGTCGATGTCCCGCTGCTTGAGCCCGGCGCTGTAGATGCCCATGGGCGCGTCGGGCCAGACCAGGCGCAGCTTCTCCGCGTTTTGCTCGATGAGCTCCTTCTGGTGCGTGAGCATGAGCACCCGGGTCTCGGGCCAGTTGTCGAGCGCGTCCCGGCACAGCTGGGCGACGATCCAGCTCTTGCCGGATCCGGTCGGGAGCTCAAGGATCGGGTTGCCAGAGGGGTTGTCCCTGAACCATTGATAGAGCAAATCTATCGCGAACTTCTGGTAGTTTCTAAGCATCAACGGTGCTCCTTGTGCAGGTCCTCGATCTGCCAGTGGTCCGGGCAGCCTTCGTGCTGGAAGTCCACGGGGATCTCCTGGTTGCCGTGCAGGTTGCAGAGCCAGGTCGAGCCCTCGGTGGGCACGGAGTGGGCACAGGTGCGGCAGTTGCGCTCGGGCTCGGCGTCGCCGTGGCAGAAGGCGTGGCCCGCGCACATCTTGCACAGCCAGTGGGTCGGATCCTTCGACAGGGGCGGCGGCATGCGCTCGGAGAGGGCGATGCGCTTCCCCTTCTCGACCAGGGCCTGGGCCGCGTCCGGATCGAGACGCACGCGCTCGGCGTAAAGCCGGTCGTCGTCCTTGCAGATCGCCACATAAAGCGCGCGGTCGATGCCCAACCCAAGCATGTATACCTGCATCTGGGCCCAGTGCTGGGGCTTAGACTCCTGCACGCCCTTCTTCTCCAGAGCGTTGAACGAGGCCTTGTTGTGGGTCTTGAACTCGGCGACGTGGCGCTTCTTCTCGGCCCCGGGCACGCCCTCCCGGATCACGCCGTCGGCGGAGCCGGAGACGTGGCAGCCGAACTTCACCCGCGCCTGGGTGCTCTCAAACTGGATCCCGATCGCCTCCAGGTCGGCGATGATCGTGTCCTCCTCCATCTGCCCGCGGCGGAACAGCCTGAGCATGCGTCCCGAGAAACGCTCGGCGATGGCCCAACGGAAGTTGAGCCAAAGCCAGCGTTCACAGTGATGCCCGAGCTGAGACGCCCCCAGGTGGGGCCGAGGCCCCTCCTGCAGCGACTCGTGGTGCTTGTCCACGAGCGCTGCGATGGTGTGTTGCGGGGGCGGGATCTTCATGCCCGCTGAGCCCAGGGCGGAGCCGAGCCAGCTGCCGGGGCAGGGGCTGCGGCGGGTTGAGGTGCGGAAGGCGCGGCGACTGCCGGGGCTGCGCCACCGGCCAGGGCCTTGAAGCCCTTGACGTCGTTGCTGTCGCCATATTGCTCCGACTTGCGGATTGAGACCTTGATTGACAAACGGCCACCGATCAGCTGGTCCGTGTCCTGCACGACACCGAGCCCGATGGAGCGCATGAGCTCGCCAAGCTGCTGGCGACCGATCTCCTCGGCCTTGGGGTTCGGGTTGCTGACGTTCAGGTTCCCGTAGATGACGCGGCCGGCGTGGGTCGGGCCGGTGACGTCATATCGCACGGCGATGTACTGGCCCGTGCCTGCCTTCGTGGTGCGCAGCTCGGCGCCCTTGATCTCGACGTCATACCATCCCTCGGGGATGGGGTCGTAGCTGCGGTCAGACTGGGGCAGCTCTGCTGCGCTGAAGGATTGCGGTAGTTGTGCCATGGTTAGAGCTCCTCGATAGAAAAGGACGGACGTCCGGGTTTCGTGGTGATCGCCCCGGCTAGGGGCAGGGTGATGCTCGGGTCGGCCTGGCTCCAGGCCTTCACGTTGAGCTCCGGCTTCCAGCGGAAGAGGGAGCCCAGGTGCTCGCTGACGCCGTGCTCGGCTGCGATCTCCTGCAGGAGGTCGGCGTCGATCTTTCGGTTCAAGCGCTCGGTCACGCGGATCTTGTGACGCGCCGTGGTCTGCGTGCCCGAGGCGTCGCCGTTGCCCGACGCGGTGGAGAGGAGCTCGTGGAGCTCGTCCTCCAGCCCGCGGCGCTTGGCGACCGCCAGGGCCTCTTCTTCCTTCGCGCGCAGCCAGTCTGCGCACAGCTTGTCGATGTCGCTCATCGCTTGAGATCCTCCTCGGTCTCCTTGCCCACGATGACCATCATCCGGGCGATCTCAAAGGCGGTCTTTGAAACCCGGTAGGCCGTGTCACGCGGAGAGAGGGACCACTCGTCGCTCGGCACCCGGCGGACCAGGGCCTGCATCGCGAAGGCGGCGTAGGTGCGCCGGAGCTCCAGATCTTCGTCGCTCACTCGGCACCGTCCTTACGGGGATCGTCCCCGTTCGCGAAGCGCGTGTACCACGCGGCCTTGGCGAGGTCCTCCTCGGGCTTACCCTTGTAGTTGTGGCGCCAGATGTACTTGAAGGCGTTGACCTTGGCGTAGGTGCGCACGGCTTCCTCGCCGAAGACCTGGACCATCGCGTCGATGCACTCGATGCCCCCGGTCTTGTAGTGCTCCGGGCTGTTGACCGGGTCGGCGGCGCTAGTGTGCTTGACCCGCACGCGCTTGGCCTTGACGGTCTCGACTTGAGGCTCCGGTTTCTGCTTCTCGGCCTTCTCCTTCTCCCAGCGCTTTTTTTGCGCTGCGGAGCGATTCGACGAAGCCCGTTCCTTCTTGGCCGCGGCCTGCCGCTCGGCGGTCAAGCGCGCCGAGTTTTCCTTCTGGCAATCACGGCACCAAGATTGAAGCCCGTCGTTGGCCAAGCTGTGTTTGTTGTACTCCGCGGCGGGCTTTGTCTGCTTGCACCTCGTGCAAGCTTTTTCTTTGACCGCCGTCTCAGTCCCGTCGGGCAGGACGGTGAAAGGCATGTTGTCGAAGCTCATGATGCACCTCCTTGGATTTTGCGGATCACATGGCCCAGGTCAGCGGGCTCCCAGGGATCGAGGCGGCCGGAGCGGTCCTTAGCCGTCCAGAGCCCATCGGACTGGCACTGCAGGGAACGCACGGTGTTGCCCTCGGCGTCCTTTTCGATGCGCAGGGGGAGCACGAGGTCGAAGAAGTAGGGCAGCTGCTGGCCAAGCTTCGCGCCGGGCATGGACGGGCTGTACAGGATTCGGCCCATCTCATCCTGACTTTTTTCAAGCTTGGCCGTGAAGTACACAGACTTCCCAGGAAGATCCCTAAAGGCTCGTATGATCCCACCCATCACATCCTGGAGCGCGCCATAGGCTTGACGCGGGTCTTTTGCCGTGGCCTTCTCGTTCGCCAGGACCACCTCGGCGATCTCGCTGATGCTGTCCAGGGCGACGGATTGGAACTGATTGGCCTCGCTGGACTCGGTCAGCCACTGGTAGGCCTCCCGCAGCGTTTCTACGGAGTTGATCTCCACAAAAGGCAGGTTGGACCCCGCGATCGAGAGCAGGCCCGCCTCGGCGGACAGGATCACGGGGCTCGGGAGGGTTGGGATCAGTGACGTCTTGCCCGCACCGGCTTGGCCGTAAACGAGCAGGCGCACCTGCTGCACGGCGACATCGCCGCTGGATTTCAGTTGGATAGCCATCGCTGGCTCCTCTCGTTGTGCCCCCGGGTGGCACCGCGCCGGTCGGGGAGTGTTGCAAGGCTACGCCCGTTTCGATTAGGGTGTCAACCCTGTTTGTCTCACAAGGGAGAATCACGGTGAAAACAGAGGAGGCAGTCCGCTGGTACGGCGGGGTGAAGCGCTTGGCCGACGCCCTCGGGGTGTGGCCGCAGGTGGTCTATAAGTGGGGAGAGCGGCCGCCGATGGCGCGGCAGTACGAGATCCAAGTCAGGACCAAGGGGGAGCTGCGGGCAGATGACGACCCAAAACCTGATGCTTGAGGCCGCGCTGCGCTACGCCAGCTGGGGCTGGCCGGTCCTACCGCTGCAGCCCAACAGCAAGATCCCGGCGACGGCGCACGGCGTGCATGACGCGACCACGGACCCCGAGCAGATCACCAAGTGGTGGGGGCGGGATCCGTCGATGAACATCGGTGTCGCCGCGGGGAAGGCCTCGGGGCTGCTCGTCTTCGACGTCGACCCGAGGAACGGTGGCGAGGCAGGCTGGGAGGACTGGGTCGCGGCCAATGGCCCGCACCCGGATGGCTCGACCCAGCTGACCGCAGGGGGCGGCTACCACTTCCTGGGGCAGTACACGGACGCCATGCGGTCCTGCAAGCTGGCGACGGGCGTGGACCTCCTCAGCGACGGGCGCTACTTCGTGGTCAGCCCCTCGACGATCGACGGGCGCTCTTACGAGTGGGAGGGGAGCTCGGATCCGCACGACGGCGTCGGGCCCTTCCCGGTCCCCAAGCGGTGGCTCGACGCCTATCAGGGCCGGCGCACCGAGACCCAGCAGCGCACCCCGGACACGATCCTCCAGGGCGGCCGGAACGAGGGCCTCCTCAGCGCGGGCGGCACCATGCGCAACGCGGGGTTCAGCGAGGAGGAGATCCTCGCGTCGCTCCTGACGATGAACGAACGCCGCTGCGACCCGCCCCTGCCCGAGACCGAGGTCCGGCGGATCGCGAAGAGCGCGGCGCGCTACGAGCCGGCGAGGGACGTCGCTGGGGACATGGCCCGGGGCACGCAGGCCGCGGAGGCATTGTTGCACCAGGAGCCCGAGAACGACTGGGCAGACTGGGGCGACGACATTGACCAGCAGCCCGCGCCTATCAGGTGGCTCGTGCGCCCCTGGCTGCCCGACCGGGGCCTGGCCATGGTCCACGGCCCGAGCGGGGCGGGGAAGTCCTTCCTCGTCCTCGACTGGATGATGCACATCTGCACCGAGATGCGGGAGTGGAACGGCGGGAAGGTGGGCGACGGGGACGTGGTCTTCCTCGCCGGCGAGGGCCACTACGGGCTGCGGGCACGGCTCCGGGGCTGGAAGACCTACCACCGGCAGGACAGGAGCCGGATCCTGATCACCCAGCACGGGGTCGACCTCAACACCCCCGAGGGCTTCAAGCGGGTGGTCGACACGATCAGGGCGAAGAACGCCAACCCGTCGGCGATCGTCCTCGACACCGTCAACCGGCACATGCGTGGCGACGAGAACAGCGCCCAGGACACGAAGGCCTTCATCGACGCGGCCAGCAAGCTGGTGGAGCTCTTTGGCTGCCTGGTGGTGCTCGTGCATCACACAGGCAACTCCGACGAGACCCAGCACCGGGCGCGCGGTAGCAGCGCCTGGCGGGCGGCGATGGACATCGAGATCAGCGTGACCCCAGGGAAGGGCGACCGCCCGGGCACGATCACGATGCGCAAGGCCAAGGA